CTAGCCGTGTGAGTATGTTTAACGCTGAGCAGGGTAATGCTATGAAGCAGTTCAATGCTGGTGAGACTAACACCAACAGAAGGTTTAATGCTCAGCTAAGAACACAACGTGATCAGTTCAATGCTAACAACTCTCTGGTGATTGCACAGGCTAATGCCCAGTGGAGACAGAACGTAGCTACAATAAATACTGCTGCCCAGAATACTGCCAACCTTGAAGCTGTTAGGGCGCAGAATGGTCTGACTACCCAAGCACTGGATAACATCTGGCAAAACGAACGTGATACCCTATCTTTTGCCTTTCAATCTTATGAGTCTGAACGGGACAGGGCCACACAGCTATTACTTGAAGGTAAAGCTGAAAAAGCGAAAGAGTCGCAAAATAAAGCTGCCTTCTTCTTAAAATTGCTATTTGGTTAAGGAATAATAATAATGGACTATGCTAAAGGCTACAAGACAGCATCTTCTCTTGCAGATAGTATTAGACAAGCGGCTCTCTCTGGTAATAAGGTAAAGGTTGGAAGCGGTCTTGCCTCTCGTATGGCTAAGACGGAACAAAAGTCTGAAAGCTCTACTGACCTCGTAGCACAATATATGAGCTTTACAAAAGACCTTTTTGAACCTGTTGCAGCACAAAAACAACAGATGCCAACCACTCCTGCAGGGTCGCCTGTGGGTGCTGTTAATACTTCAGGCTCGCTTACAGGTTTTATCTCTGCTGACGTTAGTGACAAGGGTATCAGACGTATTCTTTCGGCACTCAAGAGCAAAGAGTCCAGTGGGGATTACAATGCTAAGAACCCTAAGAGTTCTGCTTCTGGTGGGTATCAGTTTATTGACAGCACTTGGCAAAGCCTGTCGAAAAAGTATGGTGTGGGTACAGAATACAAAACCGCTAAGTCTGCACCAACTGAAGTACAGGATGTTGTAGCTGCAATGTACGTTCAAGACATTCTTGCTGAAAACAACAACGATGTTACAAAAGTTCCTGTTGTTTGGTACACAGGTAACTCTACTGGTAGGATGAGTGAAAAAGCCTTGACTGCTAATAACGGCCTCACGGCTGATAGGTATCAGGCTGACTATATGCGTAGATACAATGCAATGTCTGGAGAATAAGAATGGATATGTTTAATGCCCCTATTCCCGGACAGTCGCTGACTACGGAACCTAAAGGGTATCCTTGGGAACGACCACCAGAGATTAACGACCCAGAGGAAGCTATCCAGTATCACCTTGCCCGTCTTTCTGAACCAGAGATGCTTGATGGTATTCTTGACTTGATTGAAGTGGATGAACTAGATGTAAAGACTCTTACTGCTGGTATCATGCGTGGTGCAGTAGCTAAGGGTATGCACACTATTGATGTTGCATTGTTGGTTGCACCTGTTGTACATGAGTTTATTAAGCAGGGTGCTATCGCTTTTGGCCTTAATCCTGATGATGGCTTTGAGGACAAAGAAGAAAAAGCTGAGTATACCAAAGCAAAGAATACTAACCTCGCTAAGAAGATGATTAAAGAGATGCCACCAGTGATGCCAGAAGAAAAACTAGTTGTATCCCCCGCAGAACAAGTTACTGCAGAAAAGCCTAAGGGTCTGATGTCAAGAGGAGATAGATAATGGGTTTTTGGCAGGGTATGAATGAAGGCTTGACGTATGTGCTTGATCAGCAAGCTGCAAAAGCTTCTGAAGAAAAAGCCTACGCTTTCAAAAGGGAAGAATACCAACAGACTCTCTTAGCTCAGCGACAAGAGCGTTATCTAGAGAGGCTTGCACAAAGGGTGGAAAAAGAAGATAGTATGAAAGCACAAGTTGGTGCAGCTATCAGTTTAGGTTTAACAGGTAAAACTGCTGTAGCTCTACAGAATACGGGACAGCTTAGTCTTTTTCTTGATCAGTATGATAAGAATAAAAAAGTTGACCCAAAATTTGTTGAAGACCTTAACCTTACCGTGTCTAAGTATCTTGAAGAAGCTGATGATGAAACTATTTCTGCTGCTATGATCAATGGTGTATCTACTGAAAGAGACACAACAGACCCAGAAGAATCTGCTACGGCACTGGTTGAAGCTATCTATGGTGCAACTACCCCAGAACAGTTGGATGAGATCAGTCAAAAGGTCTATGCCCCCACTGAGAGTACTGCAATGGAACCCTTCAAGTTGGACTTTGGGTACACATCTGGCCCAGAGGAAACTGAAACTAAGAATATCCGAAATGAAATCGCATCTGCTTTGCAGGTTCAGTTTAATGACGCTTTCACTATAAATGAGCGTACAGGTGATCTAACCATTGCACAGAATGCTGACAGAAGTGTGGCAAATCTTTTTGCTATGGCTGAGGAACGTGCAAGAGAGTTGGCATTTGGGCCTGAACGTAGCCTGAGTCCAACAGATGCTGCCGCTTTTGTGTCAGGCCAAATCCGTACTGCAGTTACCACAGGTAACATTGGTGCAAAAGCTCTTGTAGATAACTTTGATGCAGTCTTAACAGACCCTAAGACTTTTGCAGAAACCTTTGTACAACCAGCACCTGTAGTTCCAGTTGTTCCTGTTAACCCTACTGAAACAGAGGCTGAGGTTGGACAGCTTGGTAATGCCCTTGCGGATGCTCCCTTTGGAAGTATAGTGGACGAGAACATGGGGCTAGGACAGTAATGGGTAGCTACCTAGAAGAGGTTGATGGTAAGGACTTTATGGAACTTAAGGATAACCCTGAGTTTCAAAAAGACCTTGTGCTGTTCTTTAGAAGTTCTCGTTATGGTCTGTCTGGTGACGAGATGAAAGAACTTGGGGCAGAAGGCTTAACAGATAAGTTTGTTGAGCATATGCGCTGGCAGGATACTAATGAGATTACTGCACTCAAGGACTACAACTATGTAAAGCAAGAGAACCTTCCCCCAGAAGAGTTGAAGTCTTTTGGTAATCTTATGATGGCCTATGACAGGGCTGAGGGCGGTGGTACAGGTAAGTTGGATGGTGCAATGGACTACCTGTCAGCCTTCGCTACATCTCCCAGTACTCTTGCCACAGTAGGTACGGCTGGTTGGGGTGTAGGTTCTAAGCTTGCTGCAAAGGCATCTGGTAAAGCTGCACAGCTACTAATGCGTCAGACTATCTCTGAGCTTGTGCGTAAGGGTGTTGCCACTGGTGCTGTGAAAGATCAAGTTGCAGGCACAATCGCTAAACAAGCCCTCATGGGTGGTGTATCTTCTGCTGTAGTGGAAGGTTCTCTTGGTGCTGGTCAATCTTTCCTGCAGGGGAAGACTCGTGAGAAAGCTACTGGGGAAGAGTACACGACAGGAAACCTTCTTCGTGATGGACTTGTTGCAGCCACTATTGGTGGTGCATTGGGTTCTGCCACCCGTGCCTTGGATACAAAGACACAGCGTAGTCTTGTAGAGAACCTTATCGCCCGTGATGCTTCAAACCTTGCGACTAAGACTGCTGGTAGCACTGCTGCTAAAACAACGATAACCTCAGTAAAACCTGCAAAAGTTTCTGCTGCTGCTGATCGTGCAGTCTCTACAGCATTGGCCTTAGAGGCACGTTTCAAGGGTGTTAAGCTTGACCCTCTTGATCCTAAGTTGGTTGAGAAGGGTAATCTCCTTAAGAAGGAAATCTTGAATGGTAAGGTAGATAGGTTTATCACAAGTAACCTTTCTATTGATACTCTGCGTAATATCACTGCTGCTACTATTGAGATGACAGAGGGTTTGAAAGTTAAACCCAATGAGCGTATCTCTTCTGCTGTTGCAAAAGGTCTGCAAGCTGGTAAGATTGACAGCAGCTACTTGACTAACCTACGTAATAAGTATGGTCTATCAAAAGAACAAACCTCTTATATCTTTCTGGCTGACTTGTCTCAGGCTGGTAAGACATTGGCGGAAGCAAGTTACATTAAGCAAGCTCAGACTCGTTCCACAGCAAAGGCTGCTGCAAAAGAAAAGGTCGAGGCAACTACAAGAGACTTGGACTTTTTGGCAGAGAGTGGACTTGAAACTCTGGCTGATTCTGAACTGCGTGATGTTGCTGCTAGTGTGTATAAGGATAAGGGCAACCCTCTCTACAATGCACTGAAAGAGGCAGATTCTATTCGTATTGCCTTTATGACCTCTCAGCTTGGGACTACTGCTGCTAACACCATCACCTCTGCTGGTAACGTACTTATTGATATGTCCGACCAATTCTGGAAGAATGTAGCCAACGTCACTGTAGGTAAAAAGGTTGGTGATAAAGTCCAACGTAAGTGGGTGGGTGGAACTCTCTCCACAATCAAAGGGCTTTCTTGGAATAAGGGTGACGCAAAACTCTTCAAAGAGGTTTTCTTTGAGGAACAACCAGAACAATACTCTGAACTCTTCTATGAAGCTACTCGTGCTGAGACAGCCTCTGAAAGTACCTCTCGCTTGGCTAAGGTTGGCAGAGGGGTCAACGTATTGAACTCCACTGTGGACTCTGTGTTTAAGCAGGGTGTCCTCTACTCTAGTGTAGACAGACAGTTGAGGGACATTGCTGATCCTGCTATTGGTAAAAATCTCGGTGAGTTCCTAGCGAAGAAAATCCCACTAGATAATCTTCCAGAAGGTGTTATGACCAAGGCTATTGATGATGCTCGTAGGTTTACCTTCCAGCGTTCATACAGGGGTGACAAGTCTGCCTTTGGTAAGGTAGCACAAGGTGTTATCGACGCACACCACAAGCTACCCTTTGTTGTATCCGCAGGTGCAGGTATCCCTTTCCCAAGGTACATTGCCAACCACCTTGAACACATAAATGACTACACCCCTATTGGCCTTATGACTGGTGGCCTAAATAAGTATGATAGTGTTGTCTTTGGAGATGTCAACAAGACTGGTCAGGATCGTTTTGCACGGCAGATGACAGGGGCTTCCCTCTTTATGTTGGGTGCATACACTGCTGCATCTACTGAAGGTACTGTTGACTACGACAAGCTCAAAACAGATACGGGTCTTGTTGACCTGAGCCGTACTGCTGGCCCTTGGTTGATGAATATGTACTTGGGTGACCTGTACTACCGTTGGAAGAATGACCTACCGACAGAGGGTATCATTAGCACTATGATGGATATCTCTGTTGGTCAGACTGACATAGGTATTGATGCTCCCTTACTTACAGAGCTAGCAAAGAGTTATGACGAAGGTGTACTGACAGTTGGTCTTGCTAGGTCGTTGGGAGACATTGCTGCTACGTTCACTTACCCCCTAACTCCAACACGGGACTTCTATGGTCAGGTTAACCCTGAGCTAGGCACTACGCCCTATACAAGAGAAGTCTTTGGGGGAGACTTAGATAAACCTGAAACATTTGGTGAGGGTAACTTTGTAGATGAAATGATCCGCAGAGCAACACGCTTCTTACCAGAGGTAGACTTTGTACAATACGCACAGGGCTATAATGGTAAGTCAGCTATCCCATACTACAGCCCGTTTAGTTCAACTCCTCTTGGAACTTTTGACCCTCTGTCTAAGCAACTAGGTATGCAGACTTCCGCAAAACCCAATCAGTTACAGGAAGAGATGAGCCGTATGCAAATCAAGGAGTTTGAAATCTATGGTAACAAGACTGTAGAAAACCCTGCAGTAGATGTTTATGTAAGAGAGATTCTAGGTAAGAACCTACCTAGGAAGTTCTTTGCTTGGAGGGATCAAGTTAAGCATGGTGGTAGGTTTGGTGATAAAACTTACAGTGAGATTACAGATACCGAAGACCAGAGGTACTTGTTGAATCAATTTATTGTTGATGAGATTACCAAGGCCAAGGGTCAAGTAGCAGATAGCTTCACTGAACTCTTAGATAAAAAACCTAAGCTGGCTGCAGGGTATCTTCGTAACCTCTACGTCATTGAGGAACGACAGGCTATCAAAAAGTCTGGTGATAAAGGTATCTATAACACCGCAGTAAAAACTTTTACCAACGGAAAATTTGCGGATGCTGCTTCCTACCTTGGCGACTCTGAGGGTATTGAGGAAGAGCTTAGTAGGAGACAGGATATTATGAAGTGGTCTACTCAGATGAGTTCTGGGTTTGAGGGCTTCCCAGATCAAAGAGTAGAATAAACAAAAGAGAGGGAGCCGAAAGGCTCCCTTTAAGTTTTGCGCGGTGGATGTTCTCGTTGTTAATCATCAAGCATAAAGTCGGCCCAGTCCTCTGCCTCACGCTTGATTTCATCCCTACGTACCAGACCTGTAGACCTAGACAGTAGGGCATTCATTGCCATCCCCATTAAGTAGATACGGGATGTCATAGGTTTAGGTGGCCCACCAAACTTCTTCTTAGCGGTGAACTGCTTGGCCTCTTCTTCGAGGGGTATCATAGTTGTTTCAACTGGTTTCTCTCTAGGTTTGATCAGCGTTGTTTTCTTCATTGTCCACTTCCTCAACTAATCTTGCCAGATACCACTGTGCTTTCTTCAAGTCTTCTAGTCCATTCTTGTAGCGCCAACGATGCAGATACTTTGCGACATTACCTCGTAGATACCCGATGTATTCATCATACGTCAGGAAGTCCGCAATGTAATCAATACACTCAATGTCACCCTGACCATAGTGCTTTGGGTGATTCACATTGTCTGTTTTTGCTTCTTCTTCATCAGTTTCAAAATGCCACTTAGCCATTATAGCTTCTCTCCCTCGTATCTACTTAGGTATGTTATTGCTTCTTTAAGAAGCTCTATGTTATCTTTTAGGTTTCCTATACCTGCATTACAATGGTGACATAAAAGACCCCGTACTTTGCCTGTAGTAACGAACTACTTCTGTCTTTTGTAGTATACTTTGTGCCTTATTACCACATTCTTTGCACCTAGAAACGTAGCCGTGTTTCCTTGATGACCTTTTCCAAAAATCTGTTAACTCTTTTGTTTCATTACATCCAGAACATACTTTACTCATAACCCACTGGCCTCGAATGCAATAATCCATTGCTTACAGATATCACTACGAACAATATCATCAACACCAAACTCAATGGTTGGAATGTCCATGTTGTACTTCTTAGCTAGATGCAGAATCTTACTAAGACCACTCTGTTGATTGATGTCACTCTGTTTGATATCACCATTGATAACAATAGTACACTCTTTACCTACACGAGTCAATAGCATTTTCATCTCATGGATCGTAAGGTTCTGTGCTTCATCCACAATAATGAAAGACTTGTTGAAGCTACGTCCACGCATGACAGACAGGGGAACCATCTGAATATTGCCAGCCTTCATCCCCGTCTCAACAACATTCTTACCTAGCTGTTGTTCCAGTACGTCAAGCACTGGCATGATCCACGGAGTGTACTTCTCTTCAAGAGTTCCCGGAAGATACCCAAGGTCTTTACCTACAGCAATGTTAGGTCGAGTGATGATGATACGGTCAATCTTTCGATTAGCATACAGATTAGCTGCATGGGATGCGGCGATAAAGGTCTTACCCGTACCACTGAAACCTGTCACAATGATCTGACTATGTGAATGTAATGCAGAGATATACCGCTGCTGTGTATCATTCATAGCCACAAGCTTTACAGTACGGACAGCAGCTTCCTCTGGTGCATTCTTGTAGCGACTCACTCGTTTGCCCTTAGGCTTACCCTCATCCATCAGCCAGTTCCTTAAACATCTCTTCTAGCTCTGTGTAACCACCAATAACTTCTGTGTGTTGAATAACCAGTGGAACCTTTCGGTATCCACCTTTCAACATAATGGCTACCACCCAAGTATTCTCAGTGCAGTCGATGTACTGAAACTCTCGTCCCTTGTCTGTGAGTAGTTGCTTGGCTTTGTCGCACCAGTGGCAGTCAGGTCTTCCAATAATTGTATACACGTTAACTCCTTGTTATGTTCTAGAGGTAGGACGAGGGGCGCTATAACCCTAAGCCTTGCCAGCTTATCCCAATTCCCTTGTGGTTGATCAATCCCACTCACTGTGTAACATCCACAGTTTAGGCCGAAGCCTAGGTCAGACGCTTATCTTTATCCCTTTTCTTTGGTATGAAACCTAGGACAAAAGCTTATCCTGTCCTAGGTATTGTAACATGGTTAGGTCAAGTCAACAATCTCACAAGCATCACCAGATACAAGGTGACAAAGATGGACAAAGTAGTCCTGAGAGTAGTGACGTTTCATCATATTAACATCCTTATGTAGCCACTGCACGTTACCTTCCTCGTAACCCTTCGAACTATCTATTCGGTCTAGTGAGGCTGTCTTATCCTTGATAGAGATTTTGAGGCCCGTCAAGGCACACTTACCTCTCTGCACTACATCCAATAAGTTTGCAATAGACTCTATCGTGATCTTAAAAAGGATAGGCTTACGTCCCTTTCCACCTTCAGCACCCCTTTTGAGTGAACTAAAATAAGTAGCAGAAACGGTTCCACAACCCTTCCAGTTTCTTGGTTTTCGTTTTAAGCAGCCACAGTGTGTTGTATTACCTTGCAGTAAGTGGGTGCCTAAAAGAACTTTTTCAATACCACAGGAACATTTTACGTGGTATCTGTAGTGTCCATTACGAGAAACCTCGGCCACCCCTACAACGTAGAGGGAGCCAAAAGTTTTACCTGTCAAATCTTTCTTCAAAGATCAACAATTTCGCAAGAACCTACGCAAGCCATTGTCTGTGATCCAGATGTATTGTCTTCCTGTTCATAGTCTGCAAGCTTAGCCCAGTCAATAGCTACTGGCATAACAGACAGCAGGTTATCATACTCTAACTTACCGACCTCTTGGTATGGAGCCTGTTGGTAGGTATGCTCATTGTATGGCAAGAAGGATACACCAGACATTTCATCAAAGTGCTTGTAGACAAAAGCACCTACCTCAACCCACTCATGCCCCCTGACGTTAATAGTAACAGAAGGCTTATGCTCACACCAACTACGCTGATAGGCCAACCACATCTCTAGCTGGTCGATAGCACTTAGGTCAGCCGTTACCACTGCACCCGTAGGAGCCTTCATTGGGAAGCTGAACACGGTGGTCTGTGTAGGCTTCATCACATCAGGTTCAGATGGGATACCTTGGTCTTTCATAAACTGTGTCAGAGGGTCTTTGTTATCACCACGGACAGTACGAACATAATAGGCTGAGTGACGAGCATGAATGCCAGAGGCACTGTCAACAAGCTGACTGACTGTTCCCGAAGGTTTAACACAGGTGATAGCAGCAGCCACAGGGATACCAAGACGTTCAGCCCACTCAGCATTAGTAACAATAGCAACATTCTTTAGATGCTCCAATGTTTGAGACAGACCAGCATTCTTTGTAGTCATCAGAGGATTGTCCATGATCCCCGTCAGTGACACACCAAGCAGACGTTCTTCTTCAGTATTGGTTTGCCAAATCTTACGCAAGTAGGGGAACTTGGTGTAGGTCGATTGGATAGTACCCAAGATGGTAGCAAGGCGAACCTTTTCTTCCAGTGTCTTGATAGTATCAGTAGCACGTACAACAACTTCCGTCAGGTTGCAGAACTGATAGGGACGCAGGATAATCTCGGAGCATGGGTTAGTACCAAAATCAAAGTCAGTCTTGCGGCGACCATTCTTTGCTGCCTGCTTCTTGGATGCCTGACGATTGAAGATGCCACGCTCACCAGAACCAGACTCCATAAGTGCCAACCATTCACGCATGAAGCTGGTAGCATCTGGCTTCTCTGTGTAGCTAACAGAGTTATTAGCCAGACCACGCTGCGGGTTATTCTCCCACCAGCTACCAGACTTAGCGTAACGCATACGATCATCTGACAAGTTAGATAGAGAAATCATAGCACTACGACGAACACCACCAACTACAACCACTTCACCAATCTTACACATAATGTCATGGCATTCGATAGACGATAGCTTACGTCCTTTGGCTTCCTTGAACTTCCCAATAACAAACTGGAACAGGTCAATCAGTGGCGCTGGGCCTGATGCACGACCACCAAAGGTCTTCAACTTAGCACCAGCAGGACGAACCAGAGACACGTCCCACTTAGGGATTTCACCAGAGTACAGCAGTGCGATAACCTGACGCAGTGCCTTGGCCCAACCCTCTTTGCTATCCTTAACAACAACAACAGTCTCGGACTGATACATATTCTCTGGTACTTCTGGTAGCTTGCTGATGAACTGACGCTCTACAGAGAAGCCAACACCAGTACCACACAGCAGGATAAACATGGCTTCATCAAAAGCTTTAGGGTCATCAACAGGCATATACGAACAGTTATATCCCGCAGTGTTATCACGATCTAGCGCAGGGCCAGCAGTCATAACAGCCCGCATGGAAGGCATAACGTCTAGGCTAAGGATAGCCTGTTCAATCTTCAAATAAACTTCATTAGCTTCATTGGTGCTGATTTTATTGATCTTTTCAGAGACTACATTGGTCATGTAGCGAGCGACAGTTTCACCCCAGTTCTCACGGCGACCTTCTTCCTCTAGCCAACGGGCATAGCGTGAGGTTGCAATAAAGGACTGATAGTCTGTAGGTAGATAATTACTGTTTCGCATTAGCGCCTCGTCTTTCTTTATCAAATTCCAACCAAATCAGTGTATCAATATCACAGCGACTGATACCAATATCTCGTAACGTCTTGTCATCTAGTGCGTTCAGCTCTTTGATGATCCTTCGATGTTCTCGCCAAGTATGTATAAAGCGTAGAAACCGAATGATCCAAGTCTCTAGTAATTTCTTTTTCATTCTGACCCCTCAGTCAATGATGATTGCAACACGGTGTGCCTGTAACACTATTCGGTTGGGAGTTACATCAGCCTTCTTAGCTAAAGGATTTTGTATGTCCCACTCGACTAGTACTACAGGCAAACTTGTGTCTCGAATTTTCTCCAGCTTATGGATTAACTCTTCGACTGTCATGTAATAGTAATACCTTCTAGCAGGTCTGTCAAGTCAGGTTCCTTATAATTTGGCCCCTTCATGATCTTACCATCCTCACGAAGAATAGGCTTACCATCTTCACCCAGCTTAGACATATTGCTTAGGTGTACACGCTTGAAAGCTTCCCAGATTGTTGCAGTACTAAACTGTTCTTCTGCTAATACAAAAGCTTCACTGACATTGTGTAGTAAATCTTTCCACTCTTGTTCCTCTTCTTCACTGATAACACCTTCTCCAACACCGCCACCAAGTACCAAGATGAAACCAGTCCGAACATACAGCAAGTCTGCAATCTCTTTCAGCGCATTCTCACTACCATAGACACTGGCATTAAACTCACTCAACTCTTCCTGCACAAGTTTAACCCACAGGCGTAGGTCTAGGGATGCCTTAAAAGTTCTGATAAACTCTGCAACCATAAATCCTTCGTGCTGCATTACTTCTTCTTGTGTCATTAGTTTTGCTCCAATACTTCTAGTGTGTGTAGTTTAAGATCATCTAAGTCAAAGATGGCTGACTCCACAAGGCTATAGACGTTTTCCATTTCGTCATCTGTCCTTGCAAAAGCAGACTCTTTGTCAACTTCAACAACCAACGTAATCTCATACCTCATTCTTCATACGCTTTCATAATCTGCGCAAGAGATACAAACTCTGGTTCATACATACCATTAGCCAACTCTCGCTTAACTACCACACCATGCCACCAACCAGCGTTAGCTTGGCCTGCCCAATCCTCTGCCGCACCCTTGAAGCAACCTACGACAAGACCGATGTTCCCTCGTGGGAGTGCTGCGTCCTTGAAGTGCAGGTCACGCTTATGTGAATGACCACAGGTAGCAGAACAACTTAGGTTTTGGATCACGCTGTGTGCATGGTGGATACCCCCAGTTGCAGTAGCAGAGTTGCCAGAAGTAAAGTAGTGTGCGTATGCTACTCCGTCATACATAGCAACTGCTGGCCCACCATTTTCATACTCATGGTAGTCATCAAACCAGTGGTCAGTGTCAAGGTGACTGAAAGAAATCCCAAACTTCTCCCCCTCGCTACGTGGGTTCTTAGCTACGTAAGACTTGATACGATGTTCATGGTTGCCCTCAAAGCCTACCCAGTATGGGCGTTTCTTACGATGATGCTTGAAGGGTTCACGCAGGTATTCTTGGGACTGATTGTAACACTCAATGTCTTTCTCATAATTCTGTGATGAAATTGCTTTAGGATACTTCTCATCATAGGTGTTAAGAGAACGCATATCAGCACCATCACCCAGATCAAACACCATGTCTGGCTTCAAGTCATACAGGAACTTGCCTAATGCTTTGAAGCGAATGTTACTGACAGCAGGGTCAGAGTGTGCGCAGGAATATACTACTACTGTTTTAGACATACTCGTGAAACTCCCCTAGGTTCATAGGCAGTGGTTCGATAGACTTGTTGAAGTGGTCAATGATATGCTTAGCTTCACCGTAGTTTTCAAACCAAGCCTCAATGTCAAATACATCTGAGCCTACTGCAATCTTTAAGATCAAACGTACAGCACTATCAGATACATCAAGTCCATCCAGTTCGTTATAGTCTAGTTCTTCTGCACGTTTTGCACCCTCAACAATACTCCAGATTTGTGCATCATTACTGGGGATAGGGTCAATCATTTGCAGATCAAACACATCCATAGCCCATTTTTTCAGCCAGTTAAACATTCTTCCAACCTCTCAAGAGTTCCATGTAGTGGTCTAGGCCAACCATTACAATCCATTCAGAACGATCTGCCCTAAAGAAAAGTACTGGCTCACCCTTGCCATGTCGTTTAGCTTGCTCAAGCCAATCATACTGCATCTTCATCCCAGACTTACGCCTCTTGACTTCAATGGTGATTGGCATCTTCTTACGGGCAGCGGGAGAAAGCTGAATGTCCTCTCCCCCGTCACCCATTGTTGTTGACTTGATATCATCAGGCTCAAACTCAGGGAAGACCTCAAGAAGTTTGTCCCTGATTTCGTTCTGTCCAAGTCTACCTTTTTGTTTGGCTGCTCTTGTCATTCAATCCACTCCGTCACACGAGGTTCATTGACGACATCAACAAGGTATACTGGCCCTGTACTGTATAGAAAAGTTCTTGCCTCTGGCCAACAAACCTTACGAAACTCGCAATAACCACAGGTGGCGGATAGCTTAGTGTTTTCAGAAGTTTCGGACTGAGGTACTGGGGGTATTCTATCCTCAGGAATAGTACCAGCAACAAGGCTTTGTACACGTTTAATCTCCTGTTCTTTACCCTTAAGTTCTTTCGTAAAGTCGTACTTGTCTAGGCATAGCTTGAACCTATCCTTCTGAACTACAAGAAATGCACCCTCTGTTTTATTCTTAACAAGTGGGTCATCTTTCCCTGCGTACACATACGAGCTTAGCTGGCTGATGTATCCGAAGGGGTCTTCCTGACGCAGATTATGCTTCTTGAACTTCTTAAACCCATGCTCAGAGGCAGACTTCACATCAACAGTGACACCATCAATGATAGCATCACGTTGTCCACTAACACCGAAGACATCCACCCTGTCCTGCATACCCTCTACCTTATGCCCTGCGGCTACAGCGAGTGCTAGGATCAAGGCTTCAAGTAGATCACCATAGAAGAAAGTGCCTAGGGTTTCTGCCCGCAGTGGTTCAGAGTCTTGGCTTTGGTTGATCTTGTACCAAAGTTTCCTGTCGCAAGGTGAGCCAATGCCAGAGAGGCTTAGGTAATCCCGTGGTACTTGCTCTTGGGAAAACCTAGCCTCTGCAACAGCAGCAATAGAGGAAGACAGGAACTGTGTTGATGCAGCATCCCATCCCCCTTTACCTTCGACAACCCTGTAGATATCATCCACGAGTGTGTCTAATGTTTTACTCAAAACGGAATCTCATCATCATCTTCAACTGTGTAGACTTTAGGTGCTGGCTTAGTAGCAGACTTGGCTGCTGCCTTAGGTGGTGGAGCTTCGTCCTCTTCTTCATCCTCGTCAGGGTTATACTCTACATGGTTAGTAACCTTAACCTTTTCAAGGCGAGTGCCAATGATGTTCTTACGAGAGGTATCATAGACATTGAGGATAACTTCTACAGTAGAACCATTACCAATAGAACCATCTTCGTCGTAGTCCCAGACAGTGCCATCGTCCTTGACCACCTTAGGCGCACCACCAGCATAGGCTTCTTCCCACTTACGCTTGAAGCGCACACGAGTTAAACCCTCATTGTCAGGGCTGTCCTTACCCTTGAGCATCGACTTGCTTTTAGCCAGCTTAGCCATGCTCTCTGCATCCAAGTCAACGTCGATGGTGCATTGGCCACCAGCATCCTTGAGTGCATTCTCATACCCAGTCAAGTCCCTATTATCTTCGAAGCATTTAGCCCAGTATGCAATGCCAGTTAGTTTTACTTTACGTGTTGCCATGTGTAGCTCCTTTGCAATGTGTAATTATAGCAGGTATTAGTTGGGTTGTGCAACAGGTTTCTCACCCGCTACACGATATTTTCTAGTCTTCGAGTTATCCCGAACCAACTCTTTACCACCAGCAGCCATACGCATAGGGATACTGTTTGGCTTGGTCAACTTCTTTAGTCCTATGATTTTCTTTTCCATATTCTTTCCTCAGTGAATTGATGAGTATGTGATACCAAACTGTACGTCAATGTCCAGCTTGATGTTTAGCTTGAGCTTCTCGTTCACCTTCTCAATAGCCCAACGAAGAACTGACTCATGCTCTTCCTCTTCGCCTACTGGGATACGATTGATAGACTCGTCGTGAAACTGGCCTACGATGTTTGGTCGTTTGGTCAGATAGTGTGCCACCCACTGGTCGAAGCAGTATGCCCCAGTGGATTGGTTTAGCGTGGAGAAGATATCCTTCTCGTATCGTAGGGAGTACCAGAAACCATTGACAGGGTTACGCACCCACATCTGCTTGTTCAAGGTCTTCACCTGTTGTTCCTTAGCAAACTGTTTGACTGCCCAGTTACGCTCCCAGTATGCCTCAAGCAACACACCAGCTTCTGATACAGACATACCCGTAGTGCGTGACAGCTTACTCTTACCTACACCATAGACTGCGCTGTAGTTCACAGGCTTAAACTTCTTGCGTGTCTTCTTGATATCCTTGAAGCGGGAGATATCATTGACAGTAGCTTCGTCAGCCCGTGTGTAGAACTCATAGTCCTCACGGGTGATGTAGCCTGCACGTACAGCTAGGTCAAGGTGTTCATCGAAACCTTCCACTGACATTTCTGCAACGTACTCAGGGTCGTAGGGGAAGATGAAGTGACGCTTAGTGGTAGCCTCAAGGGATACCATGTCTGCACCACACAGGACTGTACCCTCGTCAGCAATAAGCGCACCACGAATTTCCTTACCCCAAGGCTTATCAACTCCGGGAAGATTAACCAGTGGTTTCTTATGCTTGAAGCGTAGTGTGTTGGTTAGACCAGCAACCTCTGCACTGACATATCCATCAACCTCTGACTCTAGCATACCCTCGAAGATAGACTTGCGGTGCTGCAAGACTGTGAGGCCATCAAGAACACCCACCTCTGGGTGATCCTCAATAAGTAGCTTAACAGATGGTGCAAGCTCACCTTCCTTACGTATCTGTGGGACTAGCCTCTCGCTACCATCATCATTGGTCTTGTAGTCAAAGGTGCATGGCTCCCACCCAAAGGAGAACAGCCAGTCCTTGACCTGATCTGGTGAGTTAGGGTTAGCCTTCTCCTTGCTCTTAACTACAGTAACATCCCCCTCGTGGAACAGTGGTAGGTCATTCTCTTCGAGTATCCTGAACCAGTCCAGTGCAGCCTTGCTGTGTGACCCATCCTTAATGGTCATCTTCTCTGGCTTAGACTTAGTGGTATACTTGACCACATCAGGCATGACACTGCGTAGCTCCTCTACCTTCTCTGTCTGTAGTTTCTCTAGCGTAGCCAGTGATTCTGTCACAAGCTTCTTGTCAATACGCCAGCCAGCAGCACTAGCCTTGTGAGCTACACGCATCTTGAACGTAAGGTACTGGAAGAACTTCTCCATGCTGTCTGTGTCTTTACCATACAACATCTTGTAACGCTTGAGCAGGTTCTGCCACAGCATCCAGTTGATCTTCACATCCTCTTCACAGCGATGTTTATACTCTTCGTAGCTTAGGCCAACCCAGTCTGTGACCACAGGCTTAGGTATACCGAAGTCTTCACCAAAGGATTCAAGCCCGTGGATCATACGATCAGTATTGATTACCCAAGACATAGGCAGTGTGTCATAGAGCTTAGCCTTGATGGTGACACCAAGGATTTTCTCTAGTACAGGTACGTCGAAGCGTAGCCCGTTATGAAAAACTAGGCTGTCTGCCCGCTCAAGAAAGAGTTGCATCTCCTCGTAATCCCGAAGGCTGTGAAACTCAGTCCCATTAGATGTATAGGACAATACATGAACCTTAGTTGCAACATCAAGAAGTCCATCTGTTTCACAGTCTACTACGTAGGTTGTCACTCTCTGTATGCTCCTCAAGATAGTCTATCATCTTTTTCAATAGGGTTATGTCATCCTTAGCATTACCTAGCGCATAGTTACAAGTACTACAAAGAAGTTTTCTAACACTCCCTGTGGAATGGTTGTGGTCTACGGAAAGGTTTCGTTCACCCTTTAGACCACAAATATAACAGACGCCGCCCTGCTTAGAGAGCATATCTTCATACTGCTCTAGTGTAAGGCCATATTTAGCCTGTAGTAAATACTTCCTAGATGCAAGATTCTGCGTTTCTTTAACCCCCTCGACAGTAAAATACCTCTCACTATTCCTCCTATTTGTACAGACTTTACAGTGTGACCTTCTTCCAGACTTTGCATCACTCCTAGTATGAAAACCTTCTACTGGTTTATCTTCTTTACATTTGCTACATATAGGCATTAGTTTCCCCTTTCAATGGTCACAAGAGTTATATCATATTTTGCCCACTTGTCAAGCGAAGAGTATCATTATACATCCTTACAATATCTGGTAGTGTGACACGTAGTTCATTAGAGATGAGTTTGTTACAGTATCCGTAACATTGTTGTATCATGGCATGAAGAACCCTACTACCTGTAGGATTGTCTACATCAACAACAGAGCCAGTAGTAAGTCCAAGGGTTGCCCTCTCCTTGCCCTCAATCTTGAACACAGCGTAGTTACCAATACTAGCCGTGTGCGCATATGATGCAACACAGTGACGCATCTGCATACCTTCTGCAGCAATATCAGCCTGTGAGGTTAGAAGTGTAAAGGTATATCCATCCTGTGTAAAGACACAATCTTTTGTAAAATTTGTCTCGGAGTAACCCTTACGTGCTACATCCCATGACAGATGATCATGCTCCTCAAGCCAACGACGATAAGACCAACTAGGGTTTACCTTAACCCCAGCCCTATCAGCCATACGCACAGTATCTCTTATGATATCAAATGTTTGATCAAAGTCTTTGATACGTGGGGCAACCTTCGCAGAGATTACCAGTGCCTCTTTCATATTCTGATATAATATAGCATAGGTTGATATCCCAGATAGGATACCTGTTCTCACAGAAATAGCTTCTGGCATATCTCTCATAAGTGGTGCAAGGTACTTCATCCTAGTCTTTGAGGTATGTGAGAGTTGCTTCCACAAACCTTTACCAAACCTTTTACGCAACTGCTGTGGGTCTTCTTCAAACTCAAGCATCAAGGGTATCAGGTTGATCGTTCTATCCTTAACTGCTTGGTCAATCAGGTACTTATTCTTTGTGGCCTTAGCTACCATATAGGGAGAGAAGGTATTCCAACGCCTACCATTACGACTTATTGCGAAGTAAGTCTCACGGGGGAAGTTTGCTTTGATGAACGTGTTGTATAGCGCAGCGTTCAGACGTAGGGTTATCTTAGAACCGAAGTACTCGTGCAGCTTTTTATTGAGGGTCTTGGCTGGGGTAGTGTCAGTGCCAAAGGCTATATTTGTCCAGCAGTCCTTATAGTCTGTATATAGCCAGTCGTTGAACTGGAAAGGTTTGCGTGGGACTTCTTCATACTTACTGAAAACTTTGTCGCCCAGCTTTACAAAATCTTTTCCGCTTGTCAGTTCATATAGTGCCATCTTAGAAACCTTCTCTTAAGATTGTTGTGGTAGAATCATAGTAAAGGGAACCAGCATCACCGAGTTTAGCGAATGGTCTGTTCTTTGAAATCTTAAAGTTAGTGGTGTTCTGTTCCACCTCATCCTCACTCTCAACATCACGTGCAATCTCTATACAGATGATAGCCTCTTCTTCCAACGCACCAGCGTACTTAGTGCGTCCATCCTCGTTGACCTGACTGATGAAGATCACACCGATGTTCAACTCCTTAGCAAGCTGTGCCATCTGTGCGCCTAGTGATGTCAGCGTCGAGGTTGCACCATCTACACCAGCATTGGATAGATAAGCAAGACGTTGCACATGGTCAATGAAAAGATAACCTGCACCATACACAGATGCAGCAAGGCGTACATACTCTAGCAACTTCATAGGATCATCATGCACCCGCATCTCGAAGATGATTGTGCGTTCTGCTTTGGTTGCTTTCTGTGCAGCCTTGATGACATCATCCTCACTCACCCCGTTATCACGAGCATCATCCTTTGTACGTACATTAACACCCAACTCGTAGGTAGCCATAGCACGATACGTTGTGGACTTCATCTCTTCCATGTGCAGCAGGGCAATACGTTCATCAGGATCAGCCAGCATAGCCATCTCGAAGAAGCGCACAACCTCTGTCTTACCCATACCACGGGGTGCTTTGATAAAGGTTAGGCCACCCTTGACCAACCCTCGGCACTTCTCGTCGATACCAGCATGACCTGTTGGGACATAGCTGTATGGGTTCTCCTTACGAATAGCATCCTCAACAGCCTCATCAGAACAGAAGAAGTTGTCTGGCGTGTAGCGTTGGGGTTTGACTGCTGCCCACTTAAGGGTATCACCAGCGCCTGCCATTAGGAACTCATTGGCATCCTTGTACTGGGACATAGGGACATACCAGAAGTTCTTGGGGAAGGCTGCATACAGAAGCTCTGCTGCCCTACGCCCAGCATCATCAAGCTCACCAGCATAGATGATATCCTGAAAGGTGGATAGATACTTGTAGTTCTTCTTGATGAACTTGTCACCAATGCTGGCACTGGGCAGGGACTTGACGGGGTAGGTCTTGCCTAGGATTTGATACAATGATGCAGCATCAAACTCTCCCTCAGTGATGAAAATTTTCTTTGACGTACCAGCATTAAACTCTGGGCCAAAGAGGTCATCCATAGTCTTGCCCTTCTCCTTCGTCCAGAAGACCTTCTCCTCAAACCCACGATACTTTACATTGTCAGTATGCTTGAACGCATAGCGAACTGGTTTGCCATCCACGCCAAGCTGTAGCTGGATGCTATATAGTTTGCATACGTCTGGGTCAATACCACGGATACCCTCGTAGGTAAACCCTGTTGTTGGTACAGACTTAATATCAACTTGCTCTTTCACGGGATACCTTTCTGTTGCCCAATCCTTTAACCCTTTCATTCCTTTTGGGGGGTAACTGCCACCACAGGAGTGACACTTACCAAACCCTTTGTCGTTCCAAGCAAATGCGTCAGAACTTTTACATCCCTCTAGGGGACACTCCTGATGGGGATACTCACTCAATTACCTTAATCTCCAGAGGGTAGACAATAGTCTGCAATAAGGTTATCTCGGGTACGCTTCGCCGCCTTGTAGTCCTTCTTGTTCCAAAACTCAGGGTACTCATTCCACACCTTAATGTACTGATCGACTTCTTCTATTAACTCCGTCAGTAGTTCTACAGCAATGCTGGCTTTCTGCTCGTCGTCAAGTCCACGCCATTCGAATTTACACTTATCCATTTCATTATCTCCTTCCAAGATATGAGGGCCATTACATTTCCAAGGTGTCACACAGTTAGGACACTGCGGCTCTTGCGAAATTACCTGAGGGTACAGTGGGTTGTAATATGTTTGAACAAAAGGTGGTGGCTGCACAGGTTTATCCTGCTTCAATAGATATTGAACGATCCAGTTAATGTCGTTCTGAATCTTATCTAGCTTATCTTCATTCAATCGTGAAAGTTTCTCTTGAAGGTAGATGATATGCTCAAGAAGTTGCTCACGAGTCATGCCAGAAATATCCTTCATCCCTCTTCTCCACAACACATAATTGTTTGATGGGGCCGTCTAGCTAACTGTCTTTCTGTTTTACCACACTTAACACACCGCATCTCATAAAGATCATCATCATGCCATGCCTTAGATTCAACCTCAATGACTACGATGTGTTTATCTTCCCCGCTGCAAAACTTCATACCTGTTCTCCTACTAATGCTACCCAAGATACTGGGAATAGCTGTTTCATCTCTTTGCTGATCTGGTCTGCAACCAGCCGTGTCTCATACTGTGTGTCATCCTTGCAGCGTAGCTTACACATATCTGCGAAGGCGTCAAGTGACCCTGACCAATACCATTCAGTCATAGTCGATTGAGGTAGAACCATACGTGCTTGCTCTGGGGCTACTCCTGATTTAATCAGGGTATTGTAAAGTTCAATGGACTCTAGGTTACTTCCCTCTAAGTAGTCTGTAATATCAATCATCCAACTTCCATCAGGGTGGCAACACTCACCGACACCACAACCAACATCTACTTGAGTAATGACAACATCAGAACTTCCTTGCTTCTTGTCCTTACTCTTACCACGCCATACCTCTGGGGTATAGAACTCAGGTTCATCATCAACATAACGACGACTGATTTCATTCCAGCGTAAGTATTGATGCTTAACCAACTGCCGTGCAACAAAGATAGGAGCTTTCACGTGGAAGGATGCAAAGGCATGGCCAAAGGGTGAGAAGTGCTTATGTTCTGCAAGATACTTGATTAGCTTTACGTCTTTTCCCGAAAGAACACGACCCTCTAGTGCTTCTTCAAACTGTGACTTCTTACCAAAAGACACCCTTGCTGCATTAACAGTCGTAAGGTCACTGCCACAGTGGTCTACATACTCTGCTTTGATTTGAGCCAATCTACTAACCTTTCTAACTCTTCTAGTTTTGCGTTGTCTTTTATTCTATTTGCCCTTTGTGAGAGCCAAGCCACGTTACCATTTACATAACCTAACTCTGGTATGATTCTGTCTAACTCTGCGTGTTGAGGGGAGTTCTTGAGGGCTTGGATGTCCAATGGTATATTAAACACTGGGCAAACATCTGTCCAAATTTCCTTCAGGTGATCCTCTGTTAAATCAAAAGCTAAACTTTTTGCTTTAGCTCTGGCTCTGCAAGCCCTTACCCTTATTGCATACCTATTCTTTGTGCGGTAATCCTCTTGATACCCTTTGTTTTTCTCGATATAACACGTCTTGCAGTATTTATAAAACCCTTTCCTATTCCTGTAAAACTCAAACTGGGGTTTTTCCTCTTGGCAATTCTCGCACACCCTATCGCAGACTACTGCAATCGTTACCATTTCTTTCTCACTTTCCAATAAACCCAACACTCCATACAGTGATCTTCCCCAAGGAAGAAGTCAATAGGCTTAACTATATTTGGATACCCCCTGCGTTGCCAGTCGTGGTTCCTAGCACTGAACGTCTGGTTATTGCTACCACCAAGGATAACATTTAGCAAGACGCTCAGTGCGACGACAAGCCTATTAAGATAGCGTAACATTCAGCTTAGCCAGAGGTTTGAACTCTACACTTGCAGCAGGAGACTTGGTGTCGAGCTTAACAACCTGAGCAATGCAACGTCCCAGAGGCGAATCAAACAGGTAGAAGGCATTCAGTTCAAGCTGATCTTTGTTCCCAAGGTAGCTATAGATTTGCTTACCCGTCTCAAACTGGACAGACACAGTGTATGGCATGACTTCTTCGATCAAGGTCTTGTCATAGGACTTAACTTCACCAGTGCCTTTGATTTCCATCACCCACTTGCCAGTGCTATCTACTGCCAGCTTATGCCCATACGTAGCGGCGGTCAAGGGGTTGTTGATTTGATACAGTTTCTTCTCAGTCATATTGCTTTCCTTTTGTGGTGTGTTCCAATCGCCTTCAAGCCAGTTATTCCGTGGGCGATACTTAAGTTGAGCCAGATACTTATAGCTCTCTAGTAGGTGTGAGGTTTCTTCATTTTCCATATTAGTTCAAGTCCAAGTCAATGTCTGGGATGATTTCTTGTGGACGGAAGATCACGCGATAATGATTACCACTAACATTACCAGACTGTAGTTGCTCTACGAAGTAAGTCACGTTATCAGACAGCCCAAGGAAATGTTTCTTGTACTCATTGGGTGCAGTCTTACAGGTGATCGTAAGTTCACCTGCATCGTCGTGATTACCAAGAGAGCAGTAACCTTCAACAGTCAGCATATAGGTGTCAGTGATACCATTGTAGAAGACTACACGACGAGCAATCTCGAAGTTGTCAGCCGCAGTGGATAGGTTGCTAGAGGCTACGTCTGCCTCATTACAAGCAGTGAGTGTTAGTCCAGCCAGAGCAATCGCAGTGGCCAGAAGGAGAGCTTTAAGTTTCATATCTTGTTTCCTCTCTCAAAACAATTCAGTCATTGTAGTCTTTACCTTTTGCACAGTCAACCTATTCAAAGCACCGAAGTCGATCTTAGGGTTCTTATGTTTCTTAAGAATCTCCCAGATTTCCTCGGTGATAAGGTCATGCCATACCATACCCAATAGCTGCGGGATATACTGTGACTTCCAACCTTCCCTCTCGTTGGTGATCTTAGCATGAACCTTACGTACAAGGTGTTCAGTAACAAACTCGTCAACGATAGTATCTTCTACGATCTTACCGCCTACCTCTGGCGCACCCATAACTTGATGATGCTTTTCTTTGAAGGAGTTGGTGATAAGCTTGGCCCATGTCACACGACCGAAACTATTTTGCCAACCATAATTCTTAATGACAACACCCTCACCAACACCAGCCCCATCCTTAATCAAGAACACATTCTTCTCTAGGCAAGTAAGGTAATGCTCAAGAGAACCATTACGAATCTGTGCAAGTGGGGCCAGATATTTTAGACCATGTTTATCAAGACCTTCCTTATACTGGTCGTAGTGTAGCAGCATCCCAGTATTCTGATCCAACACATCGAAGATATAGAACTTACGCCAAGCATCATCCCGATATGTGTTAAGTGTGTGAGGCACAAGCCATTCACCATAGAGGGTGTGGTTAGGGAACTCTGTCAGGTAAGCCTTATAGTTAGCTTGCTGCTGAACCCAAGCATAAAACCCTGCATTGTCAGACCCTGAGGATAGCACACGATTGCGACTGCCTGCCATCAGGTTATCATCAACCATCCACACTGATCCATTGGTTCCGTCCAGCTTAGGGAAGACATAAGTAAGACCAACTTCGATACCTTCTACCTCGGTTGTACCAAGTCTTTCCAAGTGCATATACTTAACGAACTCACTCATGTCTTGTTACCTTTCCTAATCCCTTGTGCTGTCTTAGCACCATTGTATGTATGCCTCATGTATGGATTGAGGCTGCTGATGTTCTTATGCCCTGTCACCTGCATGATCCCAATACTGTCAACGCCCGCTGCCACGAACTCGTTGATAGCTGTCTTACGCAAGTGACCAATCTTCAAATCTTCTGGTAGTCCACACGCAACCTTTATAGAGCGAAGTATAGGGCCAAAGGTTACTGGTGTCAACGGCACATAAGCATTGTCAGATATACGATGGTGTGGAACCACTAGCTTTTGGAAGCCCCAGTCATCCTGCTGTTGCTTAAGTAATCCAAGTAATGGTTCATCAATGGGCAGGAACACCTCGGCCCCACGCTTAGACTGCTTGATGGAAACCTTAGCACCAGCCAGATCAACCTTGTCCCATGTTAGGTGGCAGATATCTGTAGGTCGTTGCGCCCACTCGTAGCACATCATCACGAGAAGCCCTACGTTTCTCCACTTGAAATCCTTGAAGGCTGTGTCAAGGAACAACTCTACTTGGTCTTGTTTCCAGATAGGTGTAGAAGGTTCATGCTTTAGTTTCTTGACCTTACCCATAGGGTTGTCGTTGATCAAGTCCAAGGATCGTGCGAAGTTTAGCACCACAGAGAATAGCCTTGCCCGTTCATTGGCCCTAGCCACGGAGTGTTCAGATACCCACTGCTCGTATACCTCGTTGCACAGCTTGGCAGTGAGCTTGTTGACAGACACATCACCTATCCAAATGCCTGATACCTTTAGCAATTCAGCCTCATACTTGGTCTGGGAACTACCAGCAAGAGAGGCAAACTGTTTGGATAATAGGTAGTAGTTGATGATGTGTTTAACCTTAGAGGTTGGGCCTACGTTACCCTCTTTGATATATCCTTTACGATAGGCTGCTACCTTTTCGAGTAGTCTAGGTATCTCATAACGTGCAGCCCTACCATCGGTAAAGGTCTTGGATGCAACTACACCAGCCTTTCTAACTCCTTCTGGTGGACTAAACCTATAGACAGTTGACCCATCCTTTAGTGTAATCTTCTTTGTATACTTCATGTTGTTCCCTTTGTGTAAGGGTAGCACTTGCATAAGTCATCATCATGTGCTACCCTCTATCTCTTTATGTATTACTTAAGTATTTATCTCTTAAGAATATAATACTTAAGTTAAACATAAGGTGTCTCTTTAGGCATAACCATAGAGAGAACCTTATTGAGATGCAGAATGTATCCACTTGCATCTTGCACTGCTTCATAGACAGTGATACTATTACCCTCAAGACTTTCTTCTCTGCCAAAGAAGACAGCCTCAGCCAATCCCTCGAACACAGATGAGGTAACAGTCTCACCACTATCCCTGACGTAAACACTATACATCTTGTTGTCCTATGTAAAGAGTAGAAGTAATATAATCAGGGTAGCATTCACCAGAAAGGCTAAGTCTATACCCCTCATTATGAGTTCACACACCAGCAGTCAGGATCACCACACTTGTCAGCATCATCCTCTACAATTCCATCAAGTTCTTCTTGTTCATCATTGTAGTGCACTTCCCACTCGTGTTCTTCCTCGGTAAGATCGAAGTCATCCTCTGGTACATACTCACCATACATCTTGTTGTCAAGGATTTCTGGAATACGTGCAGGTTCAATCTCTTCAACCACCTTGTATTCACAGACCCGCATCTTCGCAAAGTCGTAGTCATAAGGTACAGCTACAACATTCGCAGGGTTTACTTCAACCACCACAGTACGCGAGTTGGCAGCGTCAGCAAAGCCTTGTAGATACTGGTCAGCGCATACGTGCAAGCCAGACGAACAGGTGTTCTTTGGATCATCATCTACCTTGCGGCGATCCATCTGTACCACATTGCCTACGCTGTTGTCCATAGTACCACTATGAATGTCCTTGTAGTCCTTGCGGATACGCTTGAAGGCAATGAAGTAACCCTCTGGTGTGATCGGTGCGTTGAAGTTCTCAAGGAAGTTGAACAGGCATTCACGAGAACGGAACGATGGGTTCTGCATAAGGTTCTCAAGGAACCGAACCCAAGGCGTAGCATCAAAGCCCTCGTCCAGTAGGTCTAGCAGCTTGTCTGTGAGTGCGTTGTGGATTGCCTCACCCTCATACCAGACAACACCATCTGCAATCTCTACCTTAGCTCCAACGGCAGACTTGCGAATGTTCTCTTCACGATCTGCCAGACGCAGGATCACTTCAAGTGAATGTTCAGGTAGCTTGAGGTGGTCACGCAGTAGATCAAAGTTCTTATGCCCAGACAGGACAGTGTGCATCTTACCACCAGCAAAGACAGTGATGCTTTCATTCGAGAGTGTGTAGGGAATACGCATGGTTGCTCCTTATGCGTTGTTGATTAGGTTGATGTAGTTCAGAAAGTGTTTAGCGTTTCTTTCCAAGTTAACTTCTAGTCCCAACAGGGGGTACTTGTCAAGGACTTCTTTGTACTCTTGACTTACTTTCTCATCATGGATCAGTGGTAGTCCAAGTCGTTTCAAGTTACTATCCCATACGCCACGGGTCAAGCCTAGATACTCGGATTGATTAGTGCCATTCAGTCTCTTAGCGAAGTCACCAACAATACCTGTGGCAGCATCAAAGGGACGTAACCTTAGGTAGGGATAGTAATGGTAGGAATTACCTAGTGTGTGTTGGGCAGTCTTAGCACGAGCCTTAATCAACGCATCCAACATAGGCTCAATCAACTGCCACTGTGGTGCAGCCTCAAACTTTTTCCACATAGGCTTAGGCACAAGGATAATCTCTTGTAGCATTTCACTCTTAGCCAGTGGGATGAGGTTGATAAAATGCTTAGGGTATACTCCACCTTCCATAGGAAAGTAGAAGCCACCCTTCTGGAACATAGCTTGATCCATATACATAGGGCGACGATATCCGCTATCATCTAGGCTGTTCACAGATAGTTTAGTCCGTGGCCCTGTCTTCACTGCCCCATCATCATGTAGGTCTTTGACATACTTCACAGGGTAGTCAAGGTCATGGATCAGCGCATCTAGGTTAGTTTTTGCCAGTGGGTTAGACAGGTCAGCCTTAACCCAGATGAACCTTTCATTAGGCTTTAGGTCAGATGAGATACGCTTTGCTGCACGAACATTGGCAACCTTGTCTGACACATCCTGCACATAGATAGTGTAGTCTGCGTTTAGATATAACTCTGTCTCTAAACCAAATCCAACAGTAGAGTTATCTCTATGCCCCTTGCTGCCTACGTGAATAGACAGGACATTATACGATAGGTGTGGTCGGAAGTCTTTGATAGGTGTGCCACGCCAGCAGAAGTTAGCATTGGTGATCGTCTTGTTATACTTACAGACAGCCTTGGTTGCTCGGTATAGGCTTGGCTCTTTGTCAATTTCTACTTGTGCTTTCTCGATCATCTCCTCTTTTACTTTAGAGATAACCTTCTTGATGTTACCCAAGGTAGGATCATTAGCACCATAGCTTAGGTCTTCACGGGAAGCAGTCACCTCAAGATCACCAATGTCAAACTCGAACACAACATTGCGAGTGTTGAAGGACAGCAAACCCATTGGCAATGAGTTGGTGTTGATAGGGTAGAGGACACACCCCATCTGTGCATAGGGGCCAGACAAGCGGCTGTCAGTGTAGAAGTAATAGCCTTCACCCTCAATCAATTTCTTAATAGGTTGGAACTGTTTGTCCCGTGAGTTCTTCACACGGGGTTGAACCTTGAACCCGTAGGATACCACCTCTGCTGCACGTTGGAAGGATGGGATATCATCACGCTTAACAGGGAAGGATACCTCTAGTCCATCTGGCTCATTGGTAGGCGAAGGCTCGGACATAACGTGTAGCTGTGGTGATCCATCAGGGCCAAGCTGGATGGAGTAGTATGCGATCAATCCCTTGTGACGTGACACCACAGAGAACGTATCAGTGTATGACATAGGAGACATACGGCCCACACCCCACTTACCTACAGCCTTGTTGGTGTTCTCCTTAGTGGAGTGACCAAGCACAGTGTAGAAGCCTTCCATGTTCTCATGTGCAATGCCTGCACCGAAGTCACGGCAAGAGAACACAGGGGTCAGTGACGTAGGGAATGTCACCTCGAATGGAACGTCCTGCTTACCCACCATTGCGTGTGCATCAAAAGCATTTGACCAGATTTCCCTCGTGATTGACTGTGGCTTGTTCGAGTAGAGGCCAGAGATAACCATGTGGAACATCTTGCCCGATGCTTGGATGGTGAAGTCTTTAGTAGCGTGGCTGTTGTTCTCAACCACACGTAGGTTAGTATTCGTCTGCATGATTTACTTCTTTCCTGTGAAAGTCTTCTTGCTGCCATCAGCATAGTGCAAGATAATGTCTGGGTCTTCCCAACCCCATCTGTCTGCATATTCTTGCAGGTATTTCTCCAGTGTTTTACCCTCTAGATCACGCTCAGTCACCTTGTGACCTCCATACCAGCGGTCGCCGCAGCAGTCACAGTCACGACCCCTATCAACACCATCGTAGTATATGCCAAAGTCAAATGCCTTATCCTCTGCGCGTGAATAACTGTCGGCCTCAATCACAACACGATGTGATAGATCATCATCAACGATGAAGCTGCCACCAGAATTGTTTTGGTTCCAGATATAGAATGTCATAGCTTACTCCATGAATATGTTGGTCTGCCACCCGTGAGTCGAACACGGAACCTAAAGCTTAGAAGGCTTTTGCTCTGTCCAGTTGAGCTAGTGGCAGTATGAGGTTAACACTGTTAACCTATAGTTATTCCTTAGTCAAGGGCGTTTGTTCGCCTCAAAGACTGCTTGTGCAAATCCCCGTGGGGTAGCACTACGAATGTTCTTGGTCTTCATACTCTTGCCACCCAGCTTGCGATGCTGTGTGCTATACCCTGCCTCAACTACAACAGGCTTAGGTACAGGCATCTTGAACCCACCACCTACCCACAGGCAAGTCTTCTTAGGGTAAGCATCACGGGGTGCAATGTATTCAGGCCACACAGGATGCTCTGCCTCATCCTCTGGGATATACCCACCATACTCATATGGGTTGAACATATAGTCAGGCTTACGCCACAGCGTGGACAACACAGACACTGGGTTCTCAATAAAGTATGGCACACGGAGTGCTTGAAAAAGGCTTGCACATAGGAAAGCATGGCTTACTGCTTTCTTCTGAAAGTCTGGGTCAGCCTGACGCTTACGCTCGAAGTGTGCAGCACCAGACACAGCCATGTCAGTACATACAGGGAAGGCCATACCAAATACCTTAGGTTTAGTATAGTTGTATTGGTATTGAAGTGTCATAAGATGCACAACAGCAGGATTATATAGGTCAGCATTGAGGTAGCTGATAGACCCACCACTAGGGAAGTAGTCAACCTTAGTGTTGTTATGCTGGATGTCATAGCAGTGGCACTCGTAACCAGCCTTAGCCCAAGGCTTAACAGCTTCACCTGTGTAGTCATATAGGGATATCACGATCATATCATTCTCCTATTCTAAGTAGAAAAAATGGTTTCCGTATCCACCAACCAGTGTCATGTGCTTAGCCCAGTATGGGTTAGTGTCCCTAGTGTGGAAGTTAGTAGCGTTAGTGCAGAGGATGCAGCCTTGGTCAATGATTTCATAAGCAAGGATCACTGACTGAATGAATGCCTCTGGTTCCTTGATAGCTAAGTCCTTATCGTTTGTCCAGCTAAATTCTCCATCCTCAAAGACAGTTGCACAAATGTCACCACCATCAGCGATGTTCATTGTAACCTCAGCCACTAGGATTTGCCCATCAATAGGTTCACCCCGTGCCTCGAAGTATATGTTGCCAGCTAGGCACAAGGCTGCGAGGGTTATCATTCCCATAGCCCCATATCCTCTGCCATAATCTCATAGTAGTAATCAGTCTTTACCTCGAAGGCTGCTCGAAGTATAGGGATATGGTGAATAAAGATTGCCGTAATTACTATCCAATATGTAAACGCTTGTAGAAATTTCATTCCGTAACCTCCCCTTCATATACTTTAGCATTACCAGATACCTTAGCATTACCAGATACCTTAGCATTACCATATACCTTAGCATAACCATATACCCAAGCATTATCAGATACCATAGCATTACCACATACCTTAGCATCACCAGATACCTTAGCATTACCAGATACCTTAGCCTTACCAGATACCTTAGCCTTACCAGATACCCAAGCATTATCAGATACCATAGCATTACCACATACCTTAGCATCACCAGATACCTTAGCATTACCAGATACCTTAGCCTTACCAGATACCTTAGCCTTACCAGATACCCAAGCACTACCATATACCAAAGCATTCTCAAATACCTCAGCATTATCAAATACCCTAGCATTACCAAATACCCAAGCCTTATCAGATACCATAGCATTACCATATACCTTAGCATTACCATATACCTTAGCATTACCAGATACCAAAGCATTACCACATACCTTAGCATCACCAGATACCTTAGCATAACCATATACCTTAGCATTACCAGATACCCAAGCATTATCAGATACCTTAGCATCACCAGATACCCAAGCCTTACCATATACTACAGCATCAGGGCCTACATAAGCACTATCAGCTACAGTTGCACTATCAGCTACCCATCCGCCACCATTAGAGTGCTTATGTGCAGCTACAGGGCCATTACCATCGTTAAAGTCATAAGTATTCATTTTGTAATCTCCCCTTCATATACCTTAGCATCACCAGATACTACAGCATAACCAGATACCCAAGCATTACCAAATACCTCAGCATAACCAGATACCATAGCATTACCATATACCCAAGCATTACCAAATCCCATACCGTCAGTAGGTTTGTCATTGTTCAAGCCACGCAATATATCGGCTAGGTCTGTCAAGTTATTTAGTCGCATCATTTAATCTCCAAGACTTGGTTAGCGGAAAAGGATTTCCATTGCTTACTAGACACTTGATAGATAGGCACTTGCCCACGGGCTTTCATAGCTTTACCTTGGGTAATACCCCGATCAGACCCTACAATTTTGCTATTAGGTTTAAACAAACCGTTAATCACACGGGTAGTCCCATCTTTCTTGCGAAAGGTAACTGTTGCAAGCTTTGTGCCTTTACCTTTAATCATACAAGAGACTTGTTCTTTAGTCAGCATTTTATTTTTCCCCTATTCATCCCAAGGTGTTTCAAGTTCGTGGTAGTTACCAAGGTGTATCTCTCGCACAATTAGTGGTTCAATATACCCATGATGGAGTAGCGCAGAGATAAACCTTTCATGTATGTCATACATATATTCACCTTCGGCTTCCCTCCTCTTTGCTTCCTCCTTTAGCTTTGCTTAGTTCGTTCATGTTATCCCTCAATCACAACTAGAGTATCTGCTAGTGCGGCACACCCACAACTTAGTAGATGCCCTGTAGTATACTTGATAGATAGGGTCATACCCCCACCCCCATGCACTCTTGAATGCCTCACCCTTAGACTTAGCATCAAGTTCTGTCAAGTGACTTGTTTCTTCATAGATCATTGGTCAACCTCATATTCTTCCCAATACAAACCTTCATTGCCAAAGGTAGAGTTTAACTTGATGTATGCCTTAGCACCTTCCTCTGTTGAAAAGAAGTTTACAAGATCACGGGAACCATCAATGTTTTCAAACCATACTACAAAAACTTTCATGTTGCAGTCTCCCCAAGAAACTCTATGTTATTCCACCGCCCAAGTAAAGGGCTATAAAGTTGCAGCCACCATCCAGCAGGATAGTTATCACAAGCGGAAGAATATCTTTTCCTATACTCTCGCTTATGTATTGGCGGATACATATCGGGTGCATCCATAGGGCCATAGTGATAGCACATGAAGTCACCCATTTTGGGCCAGCAATAGTTGCTGTTCTGCATAGGTGATTGCACCCACACCAATCACACCCAAGGGTGGATTATTCAATGCTTTGAAATACACTATGACCAAATCTTTAAGATTGGTTCGCTCATCCTCAGACAGACTGGCCCAAGACATTGCCGCAAGTGATAGGTCTTTTAGGTTATGATAAAACATTTTGCTTCCATCCCTTAGATAGATACATTGCGGGGATCATTGCGGAAATGGTATCCCCCTGTGTGAAATATACTGTCACCAATATGCCGCAACGATCTGACATATCAACAAGAACATTCTTGCCGTGCCAATGGTGCGCCACTTGTTGGCTAGATGGTGTGTTAATCCAATGTCTTTCCATTATATCTTATCCTTTGGCAGGTTTGCGTTCAACCTTGCGGCCCACTGTTCGGCTGTGTCTTGATCCAATATCCAGATGATAGGTTCACCACAGGCAAGGTCTAGTGCAATTTCCTCTGCACAATCAAAGTCACCACAGTCACCAATAGCAAGTAATTCACCACTTCCAAGTAAACAAAACCAAATTCCACGCATAGCTTATCCTTTGCTGATTGCCTTAACTAGTTACACTGGGGGAGGAACCAGTGCAACCATTAAATCAACCAATAACAAAGCCACTAGTATCTTTACGCGCCTTACCCTTGGCATACAATGCAACAACAACACCCTTTGGATCAAGGAAACGCAGATCATCCTTGTCACCATCGACCACAGGCAAGCCCAAGTATTCCTTTGGTATCATGCCCACCTTGCGCCAGACCACCGCAATATTCAAGCCGTTTACCTTGGCGATAGCATGTTGCTTTGCATAGGCATCATTGGCCCCGCTATATGACCACGTTAGGTGGTAGTTAGGTGCAGTCACCTTGCGGTTGGCAATCTTTGTGTAGTCATAAAACTGCACCATTGGGAAAGCCTCAAAGATATTGGCAAAGCCTGATACCTTAATCAATTCCCATCGAATGTCACTTGTTCCATTGAGGCGAACGCAAGGCTGCACCCCTAGCTTGGCACAAAACTTTACAAAGGATTGAACATCCTTGTATAACTGGATCATAAACCCGTCACGATCCTGCGCAAACCATTGTGTTTTTCTTGCGCGCCCCGCTTGAACACTTGAGAAAGCCCCACGCCCTGCGCTATTCAAACAACCCTCGATGCATCCCGCTTGTTCAGCCATAGGGCAGGCATTGATACCCGCACTTTTCCACGGCGTTAGATACATGATGGCGGTAACATATTCAGACCCGTCACCCTTGCGTGTCTTGGCATTGCTACCCGCAGATAAAAGATTACCCTTCCACATAGTCAGACCCTTTCGGTTGGTTGCCTTATCATTACACCTTAAGCCTAGCCTAAGGTGCAATAATCTGTCAACCCGCAAAGTGACGCAAGCGGCGGATGGTAGCGTTATGTTCAAAGTAAACCGAACGCTTGCCCATATGGATTGCTGTCATGCAATCGTCGGACTTGATACCCCATGGTAAAGCCTTAGCCTTGCGCTTGCGTGTCAAGCCCTTAAGACCCATCACGTTAAAGCGGAAACCTTTTGTGCCGTCATTAAGACCCTTGGTTGCGAAGATAATAAACATGGTTGTTCCTTTCAGGTTATCATGCGAAGGTGCATGGGATGCTATCCCTTAGGATAGACACCGATATACCTCAGGCTATAGAACGTTTCCCCTTAGTGATCTAAGATATCTATAGCATTCCTTATACCTAGCATATTCTGCGGCACATGGTATTGCGCCCTTTCATTAACGTGCCTTGCCGAAGTAAGCACGGATTGTTTCCTACACCATACCACACAGCGCAATCACGCCAGCCTTGTCAGGACTACATTATCGGGCAAGCCCTAGTAATGCGGTATTGTTAACAATGTCAAAGAACGGTAGTCGGGCTGGCAGGTTGTCTGCCTTGATGAATTAACCTTAGACCACTTGTTAAACCTAGTCAACAACTTTTTTCGCGCCGTTTACTTGGACTAGATTGCACCAAGCTAGCTTTTATCGGTGCAAGGTCTAGACGTTCAACCCGTAGACCTAGTAGTTTCGTTCGAAACTATACTTTCAGGTAGGTAATCCAGGGTAAGATATACCTTGGGATAGTATTGTGATCAGATCGGATAGGGGGATATACTTTCTGATAGCTTTGTGATGGATGATATAGGTGCATGCTTCTTGTTGTATGCGAAAGGATAGGATAACCATTGCGATTCCTTGGCCCTATGCGATAATTCAGAAAGATTCATTCTGTTTTTTATTGTGGGATATCAACGGATTAGCCTAGTGATTCCTAGAGATTCTGCACAATGCCTTTGACCTACATGACAACAGGGGGCGGGCATGGGCCAGTGGGCCACCGGGGGTTAGCGTCTATGGGTTCTGCCAGAAATCAGTAAAACCAATAAGTGTTAACCAGAAAGAAGGCACATGGTTAACAACATCATGCTCCACACATACACGGTATTCTGACACCACAGTTGTAGAAGCCCTAGGAGACACCCTACAGAGCCTCTAGATGTCTCTGCTACCCTGACCTAGAAAAACCTCCAGACCCCATCCAGCGTCTCTCTCCGTGGCTCTTTTAGCTATCCTGAGGCTGTACACCAGACAGCGGGTGATTCAGCGGGGTTAGAGCTTAGGTGTAGCCTGTATCTTTGATTATTCTTAAATAAATATGAAATAGGGTATTGACAAAAGGGTGAATCGCGGGTATCTTACTTAAGTATACTTAAAGAGATACATGATGAGATACACCATGAGAGACATAAGGTACTCATTATGCTACCTTAAGCTACCTAAGTGTACTTAATGCTTTCATAATGATACCTTAAGTATTACTTATATTTATATATATAAATAAGAGAAACATAAGGAAGCATAAGGTACAGCATGATGTATCTCATCATGTATATCATTAAGTATATACGTAGGTAGGAGAAAGTGGATTTCAAGTACCCTATGTAAAATTCTTTTGTTTTGTAGTTCAATCAAGAAAAAGCTTGACTATGGACATACTTGGAGTATAACTACGGATGAAGTATTTCTCAGATGAAGACGTACTAGGTCAGTTCTACAAGGCACTTGCTGCTGGTGACGAAAAGGTTCTGCAAAGGGTTCACATCCCTCGTTCTGATGTGTTCTATGTGCGAGAAGCGATTCATCAAGCTACTGGTGTCAGGTATACCTTAGACCGTATAGAGAGGGCTATGTACCTCGAAAAACATTTACGAAGACAAGATGTCTTTGAACCAGATCGCAAGAGGGAATGGGAATGAGCTTAAGCCTTGGGAATAAGTCCAGAGAGAATCTTAAGGGTGTCCACCCTGACCTGATTGCTGTAGTTGAGAAGGCTATCACAATCACTACCCAAGACTTTACAGTGGGTGAGGGTGTACGTAGCCTAGAGCGTCAGAAGAAGCTGGTAGCTAGTGGTGCTAGCCGTACAATGAACTCTCGTCACCTTACTGGTCATGCCGTAGACCTACACCCCTATCCCTACAAGGGTGATCACGACATGGATGGTATTCCTAACTCAGATGACTGGGATGCCTACAAGCCAATCTACGAAGCTATGAAGCAAGCTGCTAAAGACTTGGATATTCCTTTGGAGCATGGATGGGACTGGGGCTGGGATGCACCACATCATCAACTACCTGCAAAGGACTACAAGTAATGTCCGAGGATGATACACTCAGAAGAATTGCTAGGCTAGAGGAAGAGATTGTTAGACTCTGTGCAACGATCAATGAACTCAACCTGACCATTGTTGTGTTAAATAAAACAGTAGAAAACATGAGTGCATCTGAAAAGCGTAGAGCAGAGATTAGAGATAAGTCAATTCTGTTTGTTATCGGTGGGTTTATTTCTGCTGCAGTTGTTTGGGTTATCAATGGTGGGCTAATTAAATAATGTCTAGGGCTAAAACCTACAAGAGAGAAGTTGCTATAGCCTTACTGATTTGGCTAGCATATGTCGTAGAGATGAAGGATGCTAACATTGTCGAAGTCCTTGTATGGCCAGTCTTTACGTTCGTGGCTCTTGCGTTTGGCCTTGATTGGTTCAATAAGTCTGGTAACAGCCTGCGGCAGTCTCCCAATGAAGCTCCTGACGGGGGGAGGCCCCAACGTAGCAGCCAACACCCAAGTGGCGAAGGTGGCAACCCAGACGATAGGTAAGTCAGAGACTAATGGTGATCAGAAGCTTGAGAAAATCGAGGGTCATCACAATAGAGTAGAGCAAATACAGGCTCAGGACAACAAGATTAAAACTGAATCTGTTGAAAAAGTTGTGATCAATGAAGTTCCACCTTGGGTTATCTTGCTTTTACTCCTTGGATGGCTGCTACCAACACCACAAGATATCGGAAATAGGATTTATTTATGGCTGTCCCACCTCGTATCAAAAATAAAATGGCGGAAATAGGCGTATCTGGTGTAAATAAACCCAAGAAAACCCCTTCTCACCCCACTAAATCCCATGTTGTGATGGCTAAAGAGGGCGAAAAGTACAAACTTGTACGTTTTGGGCAGCAGGGTGTAGTAGGTGCAGGCGATAATCCCAAGTCTGCTAAGGATAAAGCTAGAAAAAAGAGCTACTATGCTAGACATGATGCTCAAGGAAAACCTTCGACCAAGCTATCTGCAAAATTCTGGAGTCACCGAGTTAAATGGTAACTTGACTAAAGTGGTAATGTATGGTATAACTCTCACAAAGGAGTTAATCATGCAAGTTACAAAAGGTTCAGACGGTAGATACTACAAAGACTGCCCTTCCTGCGGACAACCACAAAGTTATCTACGTAAAAATTACGCAGAAGAATCCCTTAAGCTGGGTAAAGAGTGTAAAAAGTGTTCTAATAAGTTAAACCCGCAGTCTCATAAAGGTTGGCATAGAGGTATAAGAGTCTCTTGGTTTAATCAATTCAAGTCTGGGGCAGAGTTAAGGGGCCTAAACTGGGATTTAACTCTTGATGACGTTGCTGACCTACTACAAAAACAAGACTATAAATGCGCCCTAACTGGTTGGAGTATAGAGTTTCCTGAGTCAGGCCATCCACAAGCCGCACCAGCCTCTCTTGATAGAATAGACAGCAAGAAAGCCTACACAAAAGAAAATACGCAGTTACTAACCAGACAAGTGAACATGATGAAGCAACAGTACTCTCAAGAAGATTTCATCAAAGTTTGTCATGCAGTTTCTGCTAATCATAAGGTTAAATGATAATGCTTGGACTGATGATTCCCACTGAAGAGATTCCAACAGCTAAAAAGAATCTTGAAATTACTAAGTGGCTTGCTGAATACTGGACTCTTGGGCCTGAAGTAGGCTCTGAGAAGCCCGGAGATAACGCACCCTTCTGGTCTAAGATCGCTAAGGTCTGGAACATTGATGAGAAGCAAGCTCGTCGTCAGCTTTGTGCTAACTGTGAGTACTTTGTAGATACTCCGAAGATGCTTAAAGCTCTGGAACAGATTCCTTTCAATGAGTTTGATGCTACTGGTGGTGGCCGTGGCTACTGCAAGAAGTTTGACTTTATCTGCCACAACCTACGTGTATGTCAAGCATGGGAAAACTGTGACCCAATGGCAGAGTATGAAGAAGAAGATCATGGCTAGGAACTACGATAACGAGTACAAGGCGTATCACGCTAAGCCAGAGCAAAGGGAACGCAATAACGCTCGTAAACGTGCCAGATATGCCCTACAAAAGGGTGGTGTCGTTTCAAAGGGTGATGGTAAGGATGTTGATCATAAAGATGGTAATCCTTTAAACAACAAGAAAAGTAATCTCCGAGTTACCACCAAAGCAGCTAATCGTTCTTTCCCCAGAACCAAGACAGCAAAGAAGAAATAAGATGCCCACTGCAAAGTCCCGTGTGAATGAGTCTGGCAACTACACCAAGCCTACAATGCGTAAGCAGTTGTTCAACTCAATCAAAGCAGGGGGTAAGGGTGGCGCTCCCGGACAGTGGTCTGCACGTAAAGCACAGATGCTGGCTAAGCAGTACAAAGACAATGGTGGTGGATACAAATGAAAAAGCCACAGGCTAGCCTAAAGGCTTGGACCAAAGAAGACTGGGGTACAAAGAGTGGCAAGAACTCTACGCAGGGTCCAAAAGCAACTGGTGAACGCTACCTTCCAAAGAAAGCCAGAGAAGCCCTAACCCCCGCTGAGTATGCAGCTACCACCAAAGCTAAACGCAAAGGTAAAGCAGCAGGCAAGCAGTTTGTGAAACAACCTAAGGCTATCGCAGCTAAGACAGCTAAGTTTAGAAAGAAATCCTAATGGCTAAGAAACCTACCAAAGCACAAGCCAAGATCGCCAAGGTTCTGGGTGAGTTTAAGGATAAAAAGTTACATTCTGGTGTTGACCCTAAGGGGCCAAAGAAAGCACGAGTTGTAAAGAGTCGGAAACAAGCAATCGCCATAGCTTTAAGCGAAGCTGGCAAAATCAAAGGGAAGAAATAATTATGGCTATGAAACCTGCACCAATGCCTAAGAAGACTGGCACACCAAAGAAGCCTATCATGCTACCTAAGACTGGAATGTCCAAGGGTGGTATGGCTAAAGCCAAGGGTATGGCATACGGTGGTATGACTGAGAAGCCTACTAAGAAGGGTAAGAAGTAATTATGGCTACCTTTAAGGAAGCATTCGCCGCTGCTCGTAAAGAAAAAGGCGCTGGTAAGACCTTTACTTGGAACGGTAAGTCCTACACTACGGACATGGCCAAAGATAAGAAATCAGCTACAGGTGCAAAACCTAAGGCTAAACCTGCTGGTCTGAACCCCCAGTCTGGTGCTGCTCAGTCGGGTACTGCAGGTAAAGCTTCTCCTGCTGCTAAACGTCCTGCTAAAGCTGCAGAGATTTCTGGTCAAAAGGCTGCTCCAAGCATGAGTGGTGCATCGCGTAGCACTGCTGGTAAGGTAGCACCTAAGATGAGCCAAACAGAAAAAGCTATGGCAGATGCTAAGGCTGCTAAAGCTGCCAAGGATGCTAAAGCTAAAAGCAAAAAGCCTGCAGCCCCTGCCGCTGCTGCTGCAAAACCTAAGGCTCTTACCCCCTTCCAGAAGTTGGGGAATATTGTAGCTGGTGGTGGCTTCTCTAACTACCTGAAGAAGAAGTAACTAATGGCACTTGTATCTCAGGGTAAACCATCCAGAGTGAAGAGCCAGCAAGTAAGCTGCACAGTAAGCGCGACTGAGTATGTTCTTTATACTTGTCCTGCAAACTGTGTGGCTGAAATGTCTATGCTTCTGCTAACAGGTGTTACTGGTACTCCTAATGTTATAGTCTTTTGGAATACAGATGGGGATAAAGTCCATATTCTGGGTGGTAAAAATATTGCAGTAGGTGAGTATATTCTCTTCACTGGTGCAACTTTAGCACTCCAACCCGGAGACACCATCTCTGTTAAAGGTACAAGTAGTAGTGCTATTCACCTAGATGCTATCTGCACTGTGACTGAAACTTTCATTCCGATTGGATAAGAACATGGCTAGAGAGCTTACAGATAACCAACAGAGATTTCTTTCTGTCCTCTTTGAAGAGGCACGGGGTGATTTTGTACAGGCTAAGAAGCTGGCTGGCTACAGCGATAACTATTCCACCAAGGATATTGTGACCAGCCTTGAGGATGAGATCGCTGAGCTTACCAAGAAGTTCATTGCCCATGTGGGGGTCAAGGCTGCATTCAGTATGTTTGAAGTTATGAATGATCCAACTGCTCTTGGCAACAAGGAGAAGATGACTGCGGCTAAGGATATCCTAGATCGTGGTGGCTTCAAGGCTAAGGATGAGCTTAAGGTTGAGACGGATACCCCACTGTTTATTCTTCCTGCTAAAAGCAGTGATTGACAAGCATAGTTATTTGTAGTATAAGTTTCACATGGCAAAAATCAAAAAAGAATGGAAGCTACCTAAACCTACAGATCATGGTGACCACTTCGAGTGGAAGCCAGTCGTTCGCATAGGTAGACAAGTACCTTTTGGGTATGTAGAAGACACAGAAGATAAAGATGTTCTGCTTCCTGTTGTTAAGGAATTGGAGCTTCTAGAACAAGCAAAGAAACACCTTAAGCGTTACTCATATCGTGCAGTAGCAGCTTGGCTTAGTGAGCAGAGTGGAAGAGTAATCTCTCACGTGGGTCTGTATAAGAGGATTAAACTTGAGTACAAGCGTAAGACAGAAGCTGCAACACACAGATACTTTGCCGAAAGGTACAAAGAAGCCATCTCGAAAGCCGAAAAGCTTGAAGCCAGAGTTGGTGGAGCAGCAACCAGAGGTGAAGCTGACAGTCCCAGCCCAGCCGAAGCCACCACAGATTGACACAAAGAAAGCCAGAGAGGTTATCTTTAAGCCCAACGATGGCCCTCAAACAGACTTTCTTTCTGCTAATGAACAAGAAGTTCTCTATGGTGGTGCGGCAGGTGGTGGTAAGTCATACGCTATGTTGGCAGACCCAGTACGCTTTCTGAACAACGAACACGCTAAGATGCTCTTGGTGCGTAAGTCTACAGAGGAACTACGTGAACTTGTGTCTGTGTCTAAGGTGTTGTATCCTAAGGCTATTCCCGGGATCAAGTTTCTTGAAAGAGATAAGACTTGGGTAGCCCCTTCTGGTGCAACACTCTGGATGAGTTATCTTGATGCTGATGATGACGTTACTCGCTATCAGGGTCAAGCATATAACTGGATTGGTTTCGACGAACTTACTCAGTGGTCTAGTCCCTTTGCTTGGAACTATATGCGTTCTCGTCTACGTACTACCAAAGCCAGTGGCTTAAAGCTATACCAAAGAGCTACAACTAACCCCGGTGGTGCTGGACATGGTTGGGTAAAGAAAGCTTTCATTGACCCTTCAAAACCCGGAAAAGCCTTTTGGGCCATAGACCCAGAAACAGGTGAGATACTTAAGTGGCCAGACAACCATGCTCGTGCTGGTGAGCCATTGTTTCAACGCAGGTTTATTCCTGCTACTCTGTACGATAACCCATACCTTGCTGAAGATGGGATGTATGAAGCTAACCTGATGTCTCTTCCTGAACATCAACGTAAGCAACTCCTTGAAGGTAATTGGGATGTAGCAGAGGGTGCAGCGTTCTCGGAGTTTAATCGTAAGCTACACACAATTGAACCCTTTGACATCCCAAGTAGCTGGCCAAGATTTCGTGCAGCAGACTACGGGTACAGTTCTTACAGTGGTATCCTTTGGTTTGCTATTGCCCCTAGTGGTCAGTTGATTGTGTACAGGGAACTTTATGTGTCTAAAGTATTGGCAGAGGATTTGGCTGACCAAGTATTAGAGGCAGAGTATGGTGAGAAGATTCGGTATGGTGTACTTGACTCTTCACTCTGGCATAAGCGTGGTGATACTGGCCCAAGCATTGCAGAGCGTATGATCCTTAAGGGTTGCCGCTGGCGTCCAGCAGATAGAAGCCGGGGGTCACGTATTGCAGGTAAGAACGAGATACACAGAAGATTACAAGTGGATGAGTATACAGGTGAACCCCGTATGGTTATCTTCCAGAACTGCCGAAACCTGATCTCTCAGCTACCCTCTATCCCTCTCAGCAAGACAAACCCTGAGGATGTTGATACACACTCTGAAGACCACCTCTACGATGCTCTACGATATGGTGTGATGACTCGCCCAAGCACTGGGATGTTCGATACAGGTACAAACTACAACAATTACGATGCACAGATTGCAGACTCTAAATTTGGATACTAAACCTAGACGGGAAATAAAGATGGAAGAAGACAACCTCTCGACTGATGGCATTAAGATGCTAGCTGTGAAAGACACCTCTGGAGAAACTCCTCTAGATAAACCTGCTGGTGGTATCGTAGCCTACGTTGAGGAGCGTTTCAGTAAGGCAGAAACTTCCCGTAAGACGGAAGAGAATCGTTGGCTTACTGCTTACAAGAACTACCGTGGTATCTATGGTGAGGATGTAAAGTTTACCAACACGGAAAAGTCTCGTGTATTCGTTAAGGTAACTAAGACTAAGGTGCTTGCTGCATATGGTCAAATGTCTGAAGTTCTTTTTGGTAATGGTCGGTTCCCCATTGTCATTGACCCTACGACATTGCCTGAGGGTGTGGTAGAGTCTTTCCATATCGAAACCAATGACGAGGTTAAGAAGGCTGAGAAGGCTGCTGGCATTGAGCCACTACTTCCCGGAGAAACTATGCAGACCTACATGGAACGTCTTGGTTCTATGAAGAATGAACTTGGCCCTGTTCAGGATGTGCGTCATGGCCCCGGTATGACCCCCACACAGATCACCTTTGAGCCTGCTATGATTGCAGCCAAGAAGATGGAAAAGAAAATCCATGACCAGTTGGAAGAGTCCTCAGCTAATAAGCATCTCCGTGCTACTGCCCTAGAGTGCGCACTGTTTGGCACTGGCATTATGAAGGGGCCATTCGCTGTAGACAAGGAATATCCTAAGTGGGATGAAGAGGGTAACTATTCCCCTGTTATCAAGACTGTACCAATGGTGTCTAATGTATCCGTATGGAACTTCTATCCAGACCCAGATGCACACAACATGGAAGAGGTCGAGTACGCTATTGAACGTCACAAGATGTCTCATAGTGAATTGCGTAAGCTTGGCAAACGTCCTTACTTTCGTAAGAATGAGATTGAGACTGCACTAAAGTTTGGCCCTAGCTATACTAAAGAGTGGTGGGAGCAGGCAATGGAAGACGATACGCAGCAAGTTGCTGTTAATCGTTTTGAAGTCCTAGAGTTCTGGGGTAATGTTGAGAGATCGGTGCTTGAGGATCACAAAGTTGATATCCCTAAGGAACTAAAAGACAAAGACAACATTGCTGTAAACATCTGGCTGTGCAATGGCCGTGTCCTACGCCTAGTCCTTAACCCATTCACCCCTAGCATCATTCCATTCTATGTAGTTCCATATGAAGTAAACCCATACTCCATGTGGGGTGTAGGCGTTGCTGAAAACATGGATGATACTCAGACCCTGATGAACGGCTTCATGCGTATGGCTGTGGATAACGCAGCACTAAGTGGTAACCTACTGATTGAAGTGGATGAAACCAACCTAGTTCCCGGACAAGACCTCTCAGTGTATCCCGGAAAAGTATTCCGTAGACAGGGTGGCGCTCCCGGACAGGCCATCTTCGGTACAAAATTCCCCAATGTATCCAACGAGAATATGCAGATGTTTGACAAGGCTCGTGTCTTGGCGGATGAGTCTACTGGTTTCCCCTCGTTTGCTCATGGTCAGACAGGTATCTCTGGTGTAGGTCGTACTGCTTCTGGTATCTCTATGCTTATGTCAGCAGCCAATGGTTCTATCCGTACTGTTGTGAAGAACATTGATGATTACCTACTGGCCCCACTGGGTAAGGCACTCTTCAGCTTCAATATGCAATTTGACTTTGACCCAGAGATTAAGGGTGACCTAGAAGTTAAAGCTGCTGGTACTGAGTCCTTGATGGCCAATGAAGTACGTTCACAGCGCCTGATGCAGTTCCTTGGTGTGGTACAGAACCCAATTCTAGCACCCTTTGCTCGACTGGACTACATTGTTCGTGAGATTGCTAAGTCGATGGAGCTTGACCCAGACAAGGTTGCTAACTCCATGCAACGTGCAGCTATTCAAGCTGAAATCCTTAAGACTTTCCAAGCATCACAACCACAACAGCCACAGGCTCCTCAAGGGCCACAGGGGCAACAGGCTCCAGCAGGGGTGCAGGCTCAGGATACCACTGGGTCTGGTGGTGGTAACATGGGTACTGGCTCTGTGCCTGTTCCCGGAGAGCAGGGCTTTAGTGCTAACACAGGTGGAGGTATGCAATGAGCCTAAAGCTCCTTGTTAATGACCCTAAGCTTTGGCCAGAGTTCCTAGCAGAACTTGACACTATGATCCAACTGTGTTATAAAACACTGGAGCAGGTAAAAGACCCCATTGAGATATATCGTGCGCAGGGTGAACTACTTGCCTTACGCAAACTACAAAGACTTCGTGACAAGGTGAATGTAGATGGATCAAAATAAGGTCTGTTCCACTTGTCAAGAAACAAAGACCCTTAATGAATATACCCCTAGGAAGAACAGGCCATTAGGAGTACATTATTCTTGTAAGGTTTGTTTAGCAAAGAGGGCTAAGGTGCAGCGCAGCAAAAAACCTCAAACTAACTTACAGAAAGAGGCAGCTAAGCAAAGATCAGCAGAGTGGCGTAAACAGTTCCCTCTAGAAAATAAACAGATAAAGAGTAGCTGGAGAAAAAATAACCTCCATATAAAAGCTGCAGCTAATGCTCGAAGACGTGCTTCTCAACTAAGAGGTTCCCCCAAGTGGTTAAGTGCTAAACAGAAAGAACAGATTCAAAATATCTATTGGTTAGCAAAAGACCTTAAGGCAGTAACAGGAGAGGATTATCATGTAGATCACATAATCCCTCTTCAAGGAAAGAATGTATCTGGGCTTCATGTTCCGTGGAACCTCCAAGTTCTTCCCGCAGACATAAATCTAAGCAAAAGGAATACTTTTAATGGATAAACGCATCCTTGATGAAGAAGCAGTTAAAGAGAATGGTGGTCTTGTTACTGATAGCGAGACTATAGAACCTGTAACTGGAAATGAGGTTCCTCCCGGTGCCAGTCTTAAAAATGTTCGAGATGACATCCCTACTCAACTTTCATCTGATGAATACGTTGTGCCAGCAGATGTGCTACGCTATTACGGTGTACGCTTCTTTGAAGACCTACGTAGTCAGGCCAAGCAGGGCATGATGGATATGGAGTCTGAGGGTCGCATTGGTGGTACGCCTGTTGATTCTCGTGGTGTACCTATGGAAGGTCAAGACGAAGAGCTTACCCCTGAAGAAGAACAAATGCTAATGCAAGCTATGTCAGACTCTGAGGGTATGTCAACTTCTGGTATGGCTGAGGGTGGTATGGCGTTTAACCGTGCTGACTTCACTATGCCAGAAACAAAGACTGAGGCTGTTGTATACTTTGACCCAGCAACAGGCAAAAAGCAAATCATTCAGTTCCTCAATGGTGTAGCAATGGGCCTAGGTATCCCTCCGGGTTTTGTTCCTTGGACACAGGAAATTGAAAATACCTATAATGAAACCAAGGCAGCAATCCCAGCGCCAAAGTCAAACAACAACAACCGCAATGACAATAACAATAATCAGCCTGAGCCAGCTAACTATGACGTTTGGTTAGATGAAAACTATGACGCTATTACTGCAGACCCTTATCAATTTGGTATGAACTCGCTTAAGACTCCTGATGATAGTACAGGATTAGCAGGTGGCCTTATTGGTATTGTTACTGGAAAAGACAAAGACATCCAGAATGTTGCAAATGCTAATGCTTCTCTGAAACTTATGGAAGCTAAGGGTGAAATAAATACACCGCAGTATAAAGCCTTGGCAGAAGAAGTTAAGAAGTACGTTAGTAATCTCTCTCCCATAGAAAAAGGTTTAATCTTTACTAAAGTTGCAGCTACGGGTAACGCACTGGTTAATAGCGTTCAAGATAGACAGAAAGAAAAAACCCCTGAGTCTGCACCAGTACCTACAGCTAATCCACCTGCAGCAGCACCTTCTGGTGGTACTTCTGGTGGTACTTCTGGTGGTACTTCTGGTGGTACTTCTGGTGGTACTTCTGGTACAACTGATGAGCAACAAAAAGCTGCTTATACTGCACCTCGTCCACAGACTCTTGGGGTCACTCCACCTACACCCACACCTACGAGAACTGTAAACACACCCTCAGGCCCACAAGAAGTTAGAGTGCAAGCAGGTTCTGAAAGATTTGCAGAAGGTGGACTTGTAACTAAACCAAAGAAGACCCGTGCTAAGACAAAAGGTCTGGCAGGAAAACAATAAGGCAACTCAGCTTCGGCTGACCCCACTATAAGGATAACACATGGCTATCACTAAAGTACTCGTAGACCACAATGCTTCTGGTCGTAAGAACCGTCAACGGATTGCTGATGCAGAGCAGGAACTCAATGACCTTATGCAGGGTAAGGAACCTGCAGAGGAGAAACCTGCAGAAACTGCACCTACAGAAGTAGAACCTACAGACCCAGAAGAACGCTCGTTCAAAAAGCGTTATGGTGATCTTCGTCGGCATATGTCTGAAAAAGAAAAAGAGTGGGAGAAGAAGTTCGAGTCATTGAAAGCTCAACCAACTAATAACCCAATCCTTCCACCTAAGTCTGATGAAGACATTGCAGCATGGGCGCGTAAGTATCCTGATGTGGCATCCATTGTGGAGACTATTGCTGACAAGAAGGCTGCTGAGAAACTTTCGAAGTATGAACGTCAGTTTACTGAGTATGAACAACTAAGTGCTGAGACTACCCGTAATAAAGCTCTCAATGCTATTCGTGAGAGTCATCCTGATTTTGATGATCTTCGTAAGTCAGATACTTTCCATGACTGGGCAGATGAACAACCAAAGTGGGTACAGGATGTTCTTTATGAGAATGAAGAAGATGCCCGTGCTGTGATTCGTGTCATTGATCTGTATAAAGTTGATAAGGGTCTTAACCCTGCTGCCAAGAAAGCCAGTGCTAAGGAAGCTGCATCTTCTGTAGTTACAAAGAGCAAGGCTAGTGTTGACCTTGATGGTGGTAGTGAGACTATTCGTGAGTCTGATGTTGCTAAGATGAATATGGACACTTTTGCTAAAATGGAAAAGCGTATTCAGGCTGCAATGCAAAATGGTACTTTTGTTTACGATATGAGTGGTGGTGCAAGATAGTACTTGACATCTAAGGTAAACTTAGTATAACTAGGGCAAGTAGCGTAGGACTCTGATTAAGACTACCCAATGCTACTTGCCTATCTAAAGTCTAAACTATAAATAAGACTTACCTGAAAAGTACAGGCCCGTCTCTCAAAGGTCGATCAACCTAAAGAGAAGATGCACCCTAGGAAAGACTCAGCCTCTTATAGCTCTGTTTAGCTTCTTATCAAAGCCAAATATCATAGGAGTATTTCTCATGGCTTTCCAATCTGCTGCTGGTTATGGCAACCTGCCAAATGGTAACTTCTCTTCGGTTATCTATTCCAAAAAAGTCCAACTTGCTTTCCGTAAAGCAACCATCGTTGGCGACATTACCAATTCGGACTACTTCGGTGAAATCGCTGCGCAGGGTGACACTGTTCGTATCATCAAAGAACCAGAAATCTCGGTGTCTTCGTATGCTCGTGGTACTCAGGTACAAGCACAAGACCTGCAGGATGCTGACTTCTCGCTGGTGATCGACAAAGCTAACTACTTTGCATTCAAGATCGACGACATTGAAGAAGCTCACTCGCACGTTAACTTCATGGACTTGGCTACCAACCGTGCGGCTTACCGCTTGGCTGACCAGCATGACCAAGAAGTTCTGGGCTACCTGTCGGGCTACAAGCAGTCGGCTCTGAACACCAACGCAAGCGCCGTTAATGACGTTGTGAATGGTACGAAGGCTGTTACGACCGCTGGTTCTGACGAACTGTTGACTTCGATGAAGCTCCGCAAGGACAGCTTCGGTAACATCACGACTGGCTCGAAAGCCGATCACTCGATTCCTGTGGCTGCTCGTCTGCCCGGTGCTACTGCTCTGCCTACTGAGTACGTGTCGCCTGTCATGCTGATCAACCGTATGGGCCGTCTGTTGGATCAACAGAATGTCGATAAGGCTGGCCGTTGGGTTGTGATTGACCCCGTGCTGATGGAAG